CCGCAATTGAACATGTTGTAAACGAAGCGATTGTTTCTGATCAAAACGATTCACCTGTAGAAATAGATTTAGATAATCTAAATGTGAGTGATAATCTAAAGAAGATTGTTAGGAACGAGTTCAAGTATATCAAAGACATTATGGACTTCGATAAGAAGTCTCATGAAATTTTTAGAAATTGGTATGTTGATGGTCGATTATATTACCATAAAGTTATTGACATGAAGAAACCCGATGAGGGTATCAAAGAGATTAGGTATATTGATTCTCTCAAATTGAAGTTGATGAGGATACAACCTAAGAATGAAAGGGGTGCTAAAGGAGCAGAGGGTATACCTGTTATGCCTTATGCTGGTGAAACAACTATAAACAAAGATGCTAAGATACTTGAATTCTATACCTACTATCCACAAGGTATGGCACAGAAGTTTGGATCTGTAGCAGGTAAAGGTGTAAAGATTGCTAAGGATTCAATTACACATGTACACTCTGGACTAGTTGATAGAAATAAAAAGATTACATTATCCTATTTGCACAAAGCAATCAAGGGTCTCAATCAACTTAGAATGATTGAGGACTCTCTTGTTATATACAGATTGTCTCGTGCTCCAGAAAGAAGAATTTTCTACATTGACGTTGGTAATCTACCTAAAGTAAAGGCAGAACAATACCTCCGTGATGTCATGATGAGGTATCGTAACAAGTTAGTTTACGATGCTAACACTGGTGAGATCAAGGATGACAAGAAGTTCATGTCTATGCTAGAGGACTTCTGGCTTCCAAGACGTGAAGGTGGTAGAGGAACTGAAATCTCTACATTACCTGGTGGACAGAACTTAGGAGAACTCAAGGACATTGAGTATTTCCAAAGGAAGTTATATAGAGCATTGAATGTACCTGAGTCTAGAATTTCTGGTACTGACAGTGGATTCAACTTAGGTAGATCATCTGAAATCTTACGTGACGAACTAATGTTTAGTAAGTTCGTTGGTCGTTTGAGAAAGAGGTTTAGTGGATTGTTCTTAGACATGCTGAAAACTCAGTTGATTCTAAAGAACATTGTCACTCCAGAAGATTGGGATAAGATGACTGAACATATTCAGTTTGATTTCCTTTATGACAATCACTTTGCTGAACTGAAAGACCACGAATTGATGACTGAACGTCTCAATATTATGGTTGCTATTGAACCATACATCGGTACATACTACTCAAGAGATTACGTCAAGCGTAAAGTCTTGCGTCAGACTGATGAAGAGATAGAGGAAATGGCACAGGAGATGGAAGAAGAAAATGAAGTAGGATATGGTGTACCTATTGAAACTCAAAACGCACTGATGCAAGGTGCTATTGATGCTGAGATAGGAGCACAAAGTGCTGCTCAAAGTAGTCCAACTAAGAAACCTGATACCTCTGGTTCTAAGAATGGGCAGAAAACTTCCGCACCACAACTAGACATTAAAAAAGCCAAGATATAAATAACTCATAGCGTTTTTACACATTATGGATTCTGCTGAATTAGTCGATATGATTGCGAAGGATGCTTCCGCTACGGAAGTCTCTGATGCTTTGAAGGATATGCTGTATGCAAAATCTGCTGATGAAGTGGAGAAAATAACTCCACAAGTTGCTGCTGCGATCTTTGGTGATACACCAGAGAACCCAGATGAGAGTGACGAAATAGAAGCAGAAAAACCTGAAGCAAACGCTGAAGTTGAAACCCAAGATCAAGAACAACAGGAAGAAGAATGAGTGCATCACAACCACTGTCACTAGTTACTGATCACGGTACACTTACTAGTGCTAATGCAACTACTGCAGTCACTGGAGCCAAGACCGTACAATCTGGTGTGCTGTATGTTGTATGCTCAGATGAAAAGAAAGCAGGTAACATAGTTGCTTGTAACACTGCAACTCAAGCAGGTGTTGGATCTTTTCATATAGCGAAAGGAGATTCATTCCTTTATAGGTATGGACATCCTGCAAGAGGAACAGTTACGGCTGCTTCCAAAGCAAACCCTTGTGTTCTAACACTGAACCATCCAGATAGTAAGATTCGAGTAGGTGACTATGTAACCATGAGTGGTGCAGCAGTCGGTGCTTGGAATACACTTATTGCACACGTAGAAGTTACTGCAGTTTCATCTCCACAACAGTGGAATGATTATGCACAAACAGTTACAGTTGATGCAAATAGTTCTGCACTAGCAGACTTTACTGGTACTGCTTTCATAGAAAAGTCAGTGATCTTTAGGTTAGCACCAGAGACATCCGATGGATGTACATTGCACATTTCAGAGGTAGGCATAGCATGAAGCTAATTTCAGAAGAAATTGAATCAGTAGATATTCTTACCGAAGAAAAAGACGGCAAGAAAACTCTTTATATTACAGGACCATTTCTACAGGCTGAGGTAGTCAATCGCAATAAGCGTTGCTATCCAATCGGTACAATGGTAAAAGAAGTTGGACGTTATAATGAAGAGTTCGTATCTAAAGGACGTGCTCTTGGTGAATTGGGCCACCCTGATGGACCACAAATCAACTTAGATCGTGTATCTCATAAGATTGTTTCTCTCACTCAAGAAGGAAATAATTTTGTAGGTAAAGCACAGATCCTTCATACACCTATGGGTAAGATAGCAGAATCGCTTCTTGCTGATGGTGTCAAACTAGGTGTTTCATCTAGAGGAATGGGATCTATCACTCAACAAGAAGGTGTCTCTTATGTTGGAGAAGACTTCATGTTGGCAACTGCTGCTGACATAGTAGCAGATCCTTCAGCACCTGATGCATTTGTAGATGGTGTCATGGAAGGCAAGGAATGGGTATGGGAAGGAGCAGTACTTCGTGAGAAGAATGTTTCAAATATTAAAAAGAGTATAAATACCCTCGTAGATCAAAAAAGACTTGACGAACATAAGCTTGCGCTTTTCCAAAAGTTCTTACAGGATCTATAATCTATAAATAATAACAGTAAATTCTTAGGAACTACGGACTGGTAAAAATGGCAGCTTCTAACAAAGGCGTAATACATGAGATGGATAACCAGGTTACTAAAGGTGCTAAACCAGCAGAACCAAAACAGGCTACTCCAAATTACGTACCCGACAACGCACCAATCGAAGATTTAGGTGGACCTACACCTCAGAACAGTAAACCAACTGACAACAGCAATAAGTTAAAGACACCTAATGCTGCTTTCGCTCAGACTGGTGATGTTCAAACTAAAGGTAGTGCAGGTACTGTTCAGCAAGATGGTCCTTTAGGGGCTGTTGGACTGAAATCCACTGGATATGGTAAAGGTGCTAACGAAGAAGCAGAAGTCGAAGCAGACGAGAAAGCAGAAGTCGTAGCAGAAGAGCCTGCCAAGGACGAATCTACCGAGACCGTAGTAGAAGCAGAAGTTCAGGAAGATGAAACAATCGACCTATCAGCAGATGTGAAAGCACTGTTTGAAGGCGAAGAACTATCTGAGTCTTTCCAAGAAAAAGCAAAGACAATCTTTGAAGCGACTATTAAGTCGAAGATTGCAACTGTAAAAGAATCGCTTGAGAAGAAGTACCAAGCCAGCATCGATGAACAGATGTCTGAGTGGAAGACTGCTCTTCAAGAACGAGTAGACGGCTACCTCCACTATGTTTCTACTGAGTGGATCGAAGAGAATGCTCTTCAGGTAGAGTCTGGAATCAGAGGGGAACTCTCTGAGTCCTTTATGACTGGCCTCAAAGGTCTTTTTGAAGAACATTATGTTTCAATCCCTGAAGATAAATATGATGTATTAGAGGCAATGGTCACTAAACTAGATGAAATGGAGACGAAACTCAACGAACAGATTGATAGTAATGTCGCTTTGACCAAGCGTCTATCAGTATCTGTCTCCGATAACATCCTTGACGAAGCAAGTGCAGGTCTAGCATTATCCCAAAAGGAGAAGCTTTCTGAACTAGCTAAAGGTGTTGAGTTTGAGAGTGAAGAACAATACAGGGAAAAACTCAATACTTTGAAGGAGTCATATTTTGCTCCTAAGAAAGTAGAAGAGTCCCAAGAAGTCACTGAGGAGACTTCAATTAACGAAGACGTAAGCCCAGCAATGGGACAGTATCTTCAGGCACTTCATAAGTTCCAATAAATTACTTCAACCTTAACCCTAAAGTAAAAACTCATGTTTAACTCTGCACAATTGCAGAAGAAATGGGCTCCTCTCCTAGAGGCAGAAGGACTTGATAATATCAAGGACAACCATAGGAAAGCAGTTACTGCCCAACTTCTAGAAAACCAAGAAAGATTTTTAAGAGAAGAGAGAGCATTCTTATCAGAAGCTCCTCCAACTGTAAACACAGACCCTGCTGGCACAGGTAACCCAGGTTTCTCTGGTTCTGGTGCTGCTGGTGGTCCAGTTGCTGGTTTCGATCCCGTACTGATCAGCTTGATCCGTCGTGCAATGCCTAACTTGGTCGCTTACGACCTTGCTGGTGTTCAGCCAATGAACGGACCTACAGGTTTGATCTTTGCGATGAGAAGTCGTTACGACAATCAGCAAGGAACAGAAGCCTTATTCAACGAGCCAGATTCCGCATTCTCTGCACAGAACTCTGCTGCATCACTTACTCAAGGTGATTACACAGGTGGTTCTGACGAGGGAACAAGTGTTGGTTTTGGTACTACTGCTCAAGGCGGTACTAACCCAAGCATCTTGAACGGTGGATCTGCTAACGCATACGGTGTTGGACAAGGATTCAAGACACAAGATTTGGAAAAATTAGGGGACAATACAACCTCTAATGACTTCCGTGAGATGGCATTCAGCATCGAGAAAGTTAGCGTTACTGCTAAGTCTCGTGCTTTGAAAGCTGAGTACTCACTAGAACTCGCTCAAGACCTCAAGGCGATCCATGGTTTAGATGCAGAAGCCGAATTGGCTAACATCCTTTCCACTGAGATCCTCGCTGAGATCAACAGAGAGATCATCCGTACTGTATACAAGACTGCTGAGGCAGGTGCTCAAACAAACACCGCTACTGCTGGTGCATTTGACCTTGACACTGACTCAAACGGAAGATGGATGGTTGAGAAGTTCAAGGGTATGATCTTCCAGCTAGAAAGAGATGCTAACGCTATCGCACAAAGAACTCGTCGTGGAAAGGGTAACATCATCCTTTGCTCTGCTGACGTTGCTTCTGCACTTACAGCTGCTGGCCAGTTAGATTACACACCTGCATTGAACGCTAACCTACAGGTTGACGACACAGGTAACACATTCGCTGGTACACTTAACGGACGCTACAAGGTCTACATCGATCCATTCGCTGCTAACCTTGATGCTAACCAGTATTACGTCATGGGTTATAAAGGTTCTTCACCTTATGACGCAGGACTGTTCTACTGCCCATACGTTCCACTACAGATGGTTCGTGCTGTTGGTCAGGACACCTTCCAACCAAAAATTGGCTTCAAGACAAGATACGGAATGGTTGCAAACCCATTCGCTGAGGGAACAACCCAAGGTCTTGGTGCTATCAAGAAAGACTCTAACCGTTACTACAGACGTGTTAAAGTTACCAACCTCATGTAATTCATATTGCATATCTTCAAATCAAGAGACTTCTTCGGAGGTCTCTTTTTTTTATCTAAATAGATTAGTTTTGTGAAGAATTAATGACTGCTCTGATTGATCCAAAAAAATATAGCGAAACAGTTGACCTATTAAGGTCATTTTTTTTGTCTAAAAATTTCCTTGAAGTTCATACCCAGAATAGACTGAGTATCCTTGCTGCATGTGAAGACCCAGAAACTGTAGCAACATACAATTACGGTGGTAATATATGGCCACTACCACAAACAGGTCAGATGTGGTTAGAATATGAATTACTTTCCAACCCTTCTGCGGAAGGGTTTTTCTGTGTCTCAACGTCGTACAGAGCAGAACCTAATCCTGTTGAAGGAAGACATGAAACTATCTTCCCAATGTTTGAGTTTGAGATGAAAGGAGGTGTAGAAGAACTCAAGCAAATGGAGATTGAACTATGTAAGTATCTTGGTTTACCTGAACTAGAGATAGAAACTTATGATGATTGGTCTAACAAGTTTAATGTAAAAGAACTTGACCATGAACATGAGAAACAAATTGGTTCTGGTATGATTACTAACTTCCCTGAATGGACATCACCTTTCTGGAACATGTCTAGGAATGATGATGGCACTAGTCGTAAGATTGATGTGATCCTAGGTGGCATGGAAACCATTGGTAGTGCTGAACGTAGCACTGACAAGGATCAGATGAGAGATACATTCTATACCATCTCTGATGGACAGTATGCACAACTCATCATTGATTTGTTTGGTAAGGAAAGAGTTGAGAAAGAACTTGAAGAGTTCTTGGAGTTCGACTTCTTCCCTAGAAGTGGAGGAGGAATCGGTATGCAACGTCTAATGAGTGCTCTTTCATAGAGCCTCCCATTGTGAGGTGACGAAACTGGTAAACGTGGTAGCCTGTTTAGCTACTGTTCCTGGCGGGACTTGAAGGTTCGACTCCTTCCCTCACAGTTAAAAACAATATTTATGGTATAATAAATACGCCAGTGTAAATTTTCCCCATGAAAGATCAAGGCTCAATTGATGTAATCGAAACCCAATCTGAGAAGTTTAATAGAGGTTTAGATATTTTTATCGAGTCAGTTCAGAAGCCAGATAATCATTTGAGGGGATGTGCTCATAACCAGAAATGTTATCATGAGCTGATGCAAGTGCGAGAACAGGTGCTAGAATACCTAAGTACTATACGACGGTAACAAATAATACCTTGAGACCTGAACCCCCATTCCCACAGTACCCCGAATATATGAACGGAAGATTGAAGAAAGTTGATATGGAATCACGTCTCCTGAAAATTAAACAGGGGATTGATGAAAGGCGATGGCATCGTGACTGGAGTCCGAAAGAAAGATGGGCTGCTCAACAGGCCCTAAATAATGCATTGGAGATATTAGAAGAGTACGACTACTGATGCCAACGAGAAAATCAGTACATCCACAGAAGTGGCAAGAGACTAGTAATAGAAACTTGTTATCTATTGTTGGGTTCAAATTTATCTTGGAACGTTGTCCCAAGGTTGATTTTCTATGCAATCAAGCTAACCTACCAGATGTAAATCTAGGTGTTGCACAACAGACAACGTACTTGAAAAATATACCTGTACCTGGAGACAAACTACAGTATGGTAACTTGAATCTTGCATTCATGGTAGATGAAGATATGGAAAACTATCTTCAGATATACCAATGGATCACATCACTTGGGTTTCCAGAGTCTATAGATCAGTATCAAGAACTGAGAACTGAGGATAGATTTTATCCTACTATAGATCAGGATGATCGATATAATGAGAGATCAGATGCAACTCTCATGATTATCAATAGTGATTATAATCCTAGTGTAAAGATAAAGTTCAAAGATATGTTCCCTGTGCAGTTGAGTGGTATTCCATTCAATGCTACATCAGAACAGCAACAGTATTTCACGGCACAAGCCTCCTTTATGTATTCGATTTTTGATGTGATTGATGTCAATGGAAAGAAAGTCTAACCCTTGTAGTGTAGAAGGAATACAAGAATTGTGGAAGAAAGATTCAGTAATGAATCATGATGAGTTGGATGCAGAATCACTCAAGATACCACAACTACATGCCAAGTATTACGACCTATATAATACGATATTGCTCATGCGAAAGCGTGATGAACAGCAGTACTCAACTATTCTATTAGATCGTAGAAAGTATTACACTGGGAAAGCTACTGCTGATATCTATGAGCAGGAACCATTTCCATATAAAGTCAGAGACAAAGATGACCTCAAGTTATACCTAGACTCAGATGAAAAGCTGAGCAAGATAAGACTCAAGGTCGAATACTACGACACCATGCTCAAGTACCTCGAAGAGATACTAAAGCAAGTCTCTAATAGAACCTACCAGATAAAAAATGCAATTGAATGGCGTAGGTTCGCAGCAGGTTATGGCTGATCTTGTTATCAAGAAGAAGAACGAGGTATTTCTTCAGATAGAATGTGATCCACATGTGGCACATGAACTATCAGATGAGTTTACATTTGATGTACCTGGTGCTAAGTTTATGCCACAGTACCGTAGTAAGTACTGGGACGGTAAGATAAGATTATATAATATTGGTAAAGGAGAAATATATGTAGGACTACTTGATAAGGTAGTATCATTTTGTTCACGGTATGACTATGATTATAGTTTTGTAGACAGTAAGTACTATGGTCTACCTTACCAGGAGAACAGTAAGATATCAGATGAAGGTGTCAAGGATTATGTTACAGCAATATCAACAATAAAACCTAGACCATATCAGATAGAAGGTGTATCAGATGCTCTAAAGAAACATAGAAGGCTTCTTATATCTCCTACGGGTTCTGGGAAATCCCTTATGATTTACTCGATTACGAGATACCATGCTGAACATGGTAGGGATATTCTTATTATTGTTCCCACGACTTCTCTCGTAGAACAAATGTATAAGGATTTTATAGAGTATGGTTGGGATGTCGAAAAATTTTGTCATAAGATTTATGCAGGTAAAGATTTGATTAGTCCCAAGAAGGTTATTATATCAACTTGGCAGTCAATTTACAAGCTACCTAAGAAATGGTTTAGAAGATTTGATGCAGTCATAGGAGACGAAGCACATCAATTCAAATCAAAATCTCTAGTTAGTATCATGACTAAGATGTATGATACTAAATATCGCTATGGATTTACTGGTACATTAGATGGTACACAAACTCATAAGTGGGTATTGGAAGGTCTTTTCGGTCCGTCGTACAAGATTATTAATACAAAAGATCTGCAGGAAGCAGGATTCCTTGCTCGACTGAATATAAGAGTGCTGCTTCTAAGACATGAAGGACAAGTGTTTGATACCTATCAAGATGAGATAGAGTACCTTATCAGTCATGAAAAGAGAAATAGATTTATTAGAAACCTAACCAGGGACTTGAAAGGTAACACTCTCGTACTCTATAGTAGGGTTGCTACCCATGGAAAGATACTATATGACCTCATAAATACTAATGAACGCCCTGTGTTCTTTGTACATGGTGGTGTAGACACTGAAGATCGGGAGAACGTCCGTGCAATTACTGAACAAGAAAATGATGCAATTATTATTGCTTCCTATGGCACTTTTAGCACTGGGATCAACATTAAGCGGCTGCACAACGTCGTCTTCGCCAGTCCCTCCAAGTCCAGAATTAGAACTCTCCAATCCATTGGCAGAGTCCTTAGAAAAGGTTCAGGAAAATTAGAGGCAACTCTATACGATGTGGCTGATGATTGTAAGAAGGGTTCAAAGCAAAATTATACTTTGAATCATCTTGTTGAACGCATCAAATACTACAATGAGGAGAAATTTAGTTATGAAATTATTCAGATCAAAATCTGATGACAGCAAGGATCCTTATGACGAGTTCCTTGCCTCGATTAAACTTGTTAGTGGTGAAGAGATTCTATCAAAAGTGATTGTAGATTATAGCGAGTCAGAAGAGAAAGTCATCATAGATAACCCAGTCATATGTCATGAGGTTCGCTCCCATGGAGCGAATATCCCTATGGGATATAAATTTGAACCTTGGATGAAAATGACTGATGAGGATGTATTCGTCCTCGCCCTCGACAAGGTTATAACACTATCAGAAATTAGAGATAAGACTATAATAGAAACTTATAATACTATTGTAGAGAATGGATTCAAACGTCAGCATCCAGAACTCAATAGGGAAATGGGTTATATAAGTAGAGTCGATCAAGCTAGAGGTATGCTAAAGAAACTCTATGACGGTGAAGATGCTTCTAAAGAACCTAAGAAGAGCTAAGCTAGTCCCGTTGAACGGCAACACAGTGATTCTACATACATTTGGCATTGTTGTCAAGCTGTGCTATAATTACTCATAACATAACAAATTATAATGGTACGTAAAAGATCTGAACATTATGTAAACAACAAGGAATTCCTTTACGCCATTGTTGCATATAAGAAATCAATCATAGAAGCAGAAGAGGCAGGTAAACCTAAACCTAGGATTACTAATTATCTCGGTGAATGTTTTCTAAAGATTGCTACTCACTTGTCGTATAAACCGAACTTTGTAAACTATATGTTCAAGGATGATATGATATGTGATGGTATAGAGAACTGTGTTCAGTACATAAACAACTTTAATCCAGAGAAATCAAACAATCCATTTGCATACTTCACTCAGATTATACACTATGCTTTCTTACGTAGGATACAGAAAGAGAAGAAGCAGTTAGAAATAAGACAAAAAATAATCGAGCGATCTGGTTATGATGAGGTATTAGTTGCTGATGATCATGACAAGGGGTCTGAGTATAATTCTATTAAAGATAATATACAGTATCGCTTTAACAATAGATGAAGATAACTCAAAAGATTATTGATGACCTCACTGAGGCATTAGCTCATACTAAGAAAGATGGTACTGAGAACTGGAAGGATGGTGATGAAATAGATGTATGTATTGGTGGTACATTTGCTGCTGATAAGTTTAT